GTCGATGTGGCATCAAGCTTTTAGCGAGGAATCTACCTAGCTTTGGAACAGGTACCAATGAGTCCTCAGTGGTTTGGTAAAACCGCATTGAACAGAATTCTATTTCACGAGGGAAAAGCCTCTCGACTATCTCCAATTTGTGGCCCATTTCCAAAGCATGAATGCGTACGAGGTCAAGGTTGAGTGGTAGGAGTGTGGCGATGAGATTATCATCTCCATTAACTAGGACCCACCAGTCTATGACGTATTTAAGTACGTAGGTGATAATGATAAAGCTGCGCAGTGAGTTACCTTTAGACGTATTGTTGACTCCGCTGCACACCTTACCTGGGCAAGAATATTTGATTCCGTGGCTGCTGTACCCACCACACTCGATTTGAGATTCCAGAACCTCCATTAGAGCGCCGTTAACAGCCTTAGTTTTATACAAGTAGATCTCTGTTTTAATCGCTTCGATCTCGTTACGACCGTCAAAGCGGGAAAAATCTCCTTCATAAATATGACATCCTTGTTGCACACGCGTATTAACCCATTCCCCAACCTGCACATCTGTCATGCCGGAAGCATAGGTGTATCTAGCATTATAAGTATCATCGTGCCAGATATGGATGTTTTCTTTAGTCCAAACCCAAAAATCAATGGAATCAATTAAGTATTCGAGGGTTTTGGATGATATGCAACGTGGTGCCATTTTATCCTCGTCTTTGGCAACATTCCACTCATTTGCTTTGAGGAAAGCTCTAGTCTTCGTGTCAACGGAAGCCTCGTACCTGGTAGCAATTGCACGCGCAATCACAGCACGACGTCCTTTGGGATAGCGTGAGAGGAATGCTTCAATATCAGCATCAGTAATATCACGAAAGTCTCCAACAAGAGTCCATTGCTCATAGAGCATAAAAAGACGAACTGCTTCAGCCCAGGAAATTAAACGCACATCAGGTGTGCTTAGGTCAGGGAGAAGCTGTCTATTGTGTAAAGCCACCAACATGTTGTGCGCGCAGCCACGTGCCTTCCAAATCCAATCGTAAGCAACTGTAATACCAACAAATGTCGTAGTAGGTATACAGGTGAAATCAGCACCGGAAATATCTATGGTGGCTAATGGATGAAGGGGCCCAAGTTTAACATGGGCACAACAAGTGTCTTCGATGGTTTCTATCAACTCTACACCGACGAAGGGCTTTGGCTTTAAGTAGCGAACGTAGAGTCCGCCAGCTGCCATCGCGAGTATAGTGAGAATGAATAGATCATACCCGTTGACAGCAGTGTATATAATAATAAATAGTACAAAAGTAACTCCTATGAACACCTTACGCCATTCAAATCTAGCACGCAGGTACAAATACCATTGATAGTAATAGCTATCATATTTAAGGTGGAATTTGTCGTGGTATGATCTTTGCCAATAGTTCATTTCTTGGTGTTCATCGAGCAGTTCTTCGACTATTATTTGGTCAGCTTTATGGGCCCAATCACTGAAAACGCGACAATTATGTCTCAGT